AGATTTTCACTTTTACAAAACAAAAAAGTTTTAATTATAGATAAAAGAGATCATATTGGTGGAAATTGTTATGATTATCATGATGAAGAAACTAATATTTTAATGAATAAATATGGAGCTCATTTATTTCATACAAATCATGAAGAAGTTTTTGAATATATCAATCAATATGGAAATTGGTCTCCTTGGGAACATAAAGTATTGGGATTGATAGATGATAAACATTTACCCATTCCTGCCAATATAACAACTGTTAATGAAATCTTTAACTTAGATATTAAAAGTAAAGAAGAAATGGATGAGTGGTTATCAGAAAATCAGGTAAAATATGAAAATATAACAAATGGTGAAGAAATGGCCAAATCTAGAGTTGGAGAAGTATTATATGAAAAGATTTTTAAACATTACACATATAAACAGTGGAAAAAATATCCTAATGAATTAGCTCCTGAGGTTTTGGCACGTATACCCGTTAGAAACTCTTTTGATGATAGATATTTCTCTGATAAATATCAAGTGTTACCAGATAAAGGATATACAGCATTTTTTCAGTCGATTCTAGATAAACATAAAGACAATATTGATGTAAGATTAAACTGTGACTTCTTTGATATTAAAGATCAAATAACGAAAGATCATATTGTTATCTATACTGGTCCTATTGATGCTTATTTCGCCGATAAAGGGCTTCCAAAATTAGAGTACAGAAGTATAGACTTTCATATTGAACGTCAAATGAATACAGAATCTTACCAACCATATTCTGTTGTTAATTATCCTAGTGCTGACACACCATATACTCGCTGTGTAGAATACAAGCATTTTTTAAATCAAGAGTCAGATCATACCGTTTACGTAAAAGAAACAACAACCGATGTAGGAGAACCATATTATCCTGTATTAAATGACAGAAACAAAGAACTGTATGAAAAATATCAGAAAATGGCGGAAGAAGAAGGAGAAAATATACACTTTCTTGGGAGATTGGCCTCTTATAAGTATTTTAATATGGACCAAGCAATAAAAAACTCATTAGATTATTATGATAAACATTTTAAATGTAGATATATTTTATATGAACCGTATCATAATGTATTTAATTACAATGGATATGAAATGAGAAATAATATAGGTATTTCAGGAATCCATACAAGTATGATTTATCTCGCAGAAGGATTGGTTAAAAATAAAAATAATGAAGTAATAGTAGTTTCCTTACATGATAAGTTAATAGAAACAACTTACAATAATGTAAAATACATTAATTTTTGTAATCTTAATAACATAGATTGTAACTTTTTAATCCATACACCAGATATAGATGTAAGGATTCTAACTAAAGTAAATGCAAATAAACATATTATTGTTTGTAACAATCCTCCTGTAAATCTTAATAAATTAAATGAAAAAGATGTTATTATGAATCATTTTACACATTGTAGTAAAAAACATCATTTCAACAATAAATATAATAGTTTTAAGCTCCCAAACTCAATCGATACAAATGATTTACTAAATGTAGACATTAATACTAAAAAACAACAATTTTGTTTTTTTGCTTGTTATGATAGAGGTTTTAGTCTTGTAGAAAAGATTATAAAATATTTTCCTACATTTACTTTGAAGAGTTCATTCTACCATAAAGGTAAAGGAGTTGGTAAATTGGACATATATAAAATATTATCTGAAAGTAAATATTTTGTTTATCCCCTAATAAATTTAGAAAATAATCGTATACACTATGATACATTTGCATATGTTGTTTTAGAAGCCTTATTGCATGGTGTTATTGTAATATGTCCAAAAATAGATGTAATATATGAATTATATGGAGATTCAGTATGTTATATAGATACTGAAAGTTTAATAAAAGATGAAGATCTTTGTAGGTTCAATGTAACAAATCCAAACTTTGGCTATCCATTAATTGAAGAATATGTAAATAAAATTAAGTTTCTTGAAAATAATGTAGAAATTAGAAATGAATATATTGAAAAAGGTTTATCTTTAAAAACAAATTTTTGTAATATAAAAAGTGCACAAATATTTGAGAAAGAATGTGCGTATTTATCTAAAAATAACAAACTAGGGATAAGAATTTTTTCAGTATTCAGCGGAAGAGAAAGATATATGAGAATATTATCAATATATATTGATAAATTACTTGATCAGAATATAATTGATGAAGTTCATATTTGGGATTTTATTAAAAATGATAATGATAGAGAATATATTAATAATTTATGCAAAAAAGATAAATATTTCTTGAAAATCCCTGATAATAGCACTGGAGGTCCATGGGATGGATATTATAAATATTATTATGAAAACTTAAATGATGAAGATATATTGATCAAATGTGATGATGATATTGTCTATATTGATGTAGAGACGTTTGAAGAATATCTTAGTTCAGTTAAAAATGGTTTGTTTTATTACCCAAATATAGTAAATAATGATATAACTGCTTATTATCAACAAAAATATAATATACATAATTTATTCGATTATGATGTAGATTTTAAAAAATGGTCTGAAGAATTACAATTAATTAAAAATTATCCTGTTCCTATATCAGGAGGTTGGGAGTGGCTTGGCAGGGAGAGGAACAGGCCGGGTTGGTTTGAAACCTTTGAAAAAGCAGATCAAATCCATAAATTGTTTTTAACAAATCCTAATCGATTTAAATTAAAAAATAAACCACTTGAAAGTTATGCTTCTCGCATATCTATAAATATGTTCGCTTGTACTGGAGTAACCGCTAAAAAACATTTTATGAAAGTATTTGATCGCAATGGCGATGATGAAGCAATAATAAGTGGTACTAGCAGAGCTGGAAATATCATAAATTTAAATTGTTCAGTCGTTCATTTCCAGTTTGGGCCACAAAATGGTAAAATATTAGACGAGTTATATTTGGATAAGTATTACAAACTTAGTATGTCAGACTCTAATACTAACGAATTACCAAAAAATATATTTTTATTATGGTTTCAAGGGTGGGATAATGCACCATGGCTGCAAAGACAAGTAAGAAAGTCATGGGAAACAAATAATCCTGATTGGAATGTAATTTTATTAGACGAATCCAATTTAAGGTACTACATAAATGATGTAGATTATATATACGATAAAAGTAAAAATATATCATATCAAGCTAAAAGTGATATAATAAGATTATCTTTGTTGAAAAATATAGGTGGTGTATGGGCAGATGCTACTATGTTATGTATGCAACCTCTTGATAATTGGGTAAATGAAAAAGTGGAACCAGCGGGAATGTGGATGTATCATGGACGGGGCGGAGGAATGCCAAAAGAGATTGGCCCTGCAATATGGTTTATAGTTTCAAAAAAAGACAATTATATTGTTAGTGAATGGAAAAAAGAATGTGATAATTACTGGAATGGCAATAATCATAATATTCGCTATTATTGGTTAGATGTTTGGTTTAAAAAGCTGTACTATTCAAACAGCAATTTTAAAGAACTATGGTCAAAGGTTCCGTATCTTTATTGTGAGGATAAAGGTTCTGCACACACCTTAGCTCCCTATAACGGATCGGGAATGGAGAAGATTGATAAAGAATTACAAAAAATAATGGCTGATTCGCCACCATATGCTCTTAAACTTTGGGATCATTTTAATAATATATTTTCTGAAGAGTATTGTACTAAATCAAATGGATACTACGCAATTCAATTGGCAATTAATCGTAATCTAGTTTTAAATAACGTAGATCCTGTGATCAAAATCTTTTGTGATAAGAGAAAAATAGTTTGGTTTAAATGTGTAAATAATTGTCAATATTTTATTGAAAATAAAATCGAATCTACTATTTTTAGAAGTTGTGATAATAATACTCATATTATTTATAATGAAAATGGCAAACAAAAAATACAGTCTGGATATGATTATGTAGGGACTGATTTATCAAGTAAGCCATGTATTGATTTAGAACAGGCCAGGATATTAGATATTGATACTAATGAAACGGATTTTTATTTTTATATAAGAGGTCATATACGCAATTCATTTAAAACAACTCGATTAAAGTATTTTATAAAGTTATTGAAATTATATTTCCCAAACATTAAGTTTATTCTACAAACCTGGAAACATCAAGAATGTAAAAAAGGTGAAAGTTGGAGAAATATTCATCAAAATAATACTATTATTACAAAACATACACTTGAAAATTATTTTGAAGATAAGGATGTGACAGAACAATGTTTGATAATTGATGAGGAATCTATCGAATTAATTGGTACAACTGATGGAAAAATAGGTATTGGGCCTTGTCCAAAACGGGGATGGAAAAACATGTGGTATGGTATATACAAGGGATTAGAGCATCTTAATAATAATTCTTCAAACAATATGGTTGTTTCTTTTAGATATGATTATTTTGATATAGAAGAAAGCGAAAAAATTAATGAGGGCGAAATAATACGATTTATAAAAAACAATTTAGCTAATGAAAATATACAATTTTTAAAACATAATGTTGTAGGTACAGATAATTTATATATGGGAAGGTATGACAAAATAAAAAGTTTAATAGATAGATTTCATTTCAATTTAGATGAGATTTTAGATATGAATAAAAAGATATGTCATCAAGAGTTTTTGGTAAATATTATATCTGATGCGATGTAATCATTAACAGATTTTCTCATTTAAAATGTATTTTTAAATGAAAAATAATAGATATTCTATTTTTGAGTATAAATAACTAAAATAATGGGCGTTGGTAAAGGAGCTCTTGAGCCATCATTCCAGCAGCAGCAATCATAGCAAGACGACCATTGTTAAGTTCCTTATTCTGAAGATCAATAGATTCATCAGATTCCCAATTCTTTACAAGAGCAAATCCAAAGTCACCAGGACGATAATCTTCTTTTAGCTTAAACCAATTATCTGGATTGTCAGGAAACTCCCAGCCACGAACCATAGAATAAAACTCTACACCAAGCATACTAGTAACAATACCAAGTTGCGTCATTTCATCAAGCTTCTGAAACTCATTAATGGCGGGCTCATGAGTATATGATTCAATTAGAGGAAAAGTAGAAGCAGCAACCATACCAAGACGGCCATGCTTGAGTTCGGCTTCGCGATAGAACTTTTCACGCTTAGGAGTAGAAAGATTTAGAGGGTCAAACTCAGGAAAAGGTGCAGTAGATCCTACAGCCTTAGAAGTTGCCTTGGTAGGTAAGGCATTTGGTTTGAGCGCAATAGCGCCTGTTAGCAAAGACAGTAGTAGAAGTGCGGTCTTCATTGATTCACTGAATAGCGTCTTGTCTTTAGATCAATACTGTTTATTTAAAAATAGTATTGAACTTATTTGTAAAGGTTATAAAAATGTAAACAATATATAATTATCATGAGCACTTTAGATGTTGAAAAATTATTAAAAGCATTAGAGAATGAAGATAATGAGGAATTACTTAATATAGACTTTAAGACGCTTCATGCTCAAAAAGAAAAAATATTAAATAAATTACAGTTGCCTTCAGCAGAATATAAGAGCATGCTTAAAAAATTACAATTGTATAGATTTATAGATGAACTACCAGATATGAGATATGGTAGCTATATAAGATGGATATCCCTAAAAGATCCAGACAATCTAAAATTAACAAATGGAGGCATTGTTTGTGAGATGAAGGTAGGGGAAACAGGTATAGTAGTTGTTTGTAAAAATCGATTTAATCGTTTTTTTCAATTAAATATGAACGAAAATCTAATATTTCAAAAATTATCAGATCAAGAACAAGTATTACTTTCTGCGCTTGACTTTATTAACTCTTGATTTAGAGTTTCTGGTAGTGCTAACGTTTTTATTTGAACGGGTTTTCTTTTTATTTTTAATAGCCAATCGTTTTCTAGTTTTTAATAAAGGTTGTTTGTTTTTACTATCTGAAAGAAGTTTTGGTCTTTTTTTGCATGTAAATCTACCATTTTTTAATGATTTTTTCCCTAGAACACTACTTTTACATACAGCAATAGCTTGTTTATCATCACCAACTTTTTTAATACAACGACACAATTTATTTGCTAGAATATCTAAAGCGGCAGTTTTGGTTTGTTTTGCAGTCATTTTCTTATTGTAAACACCATAATAATTTAATACAACTCGATAGTCAGCATGAGTTAGCGTTGCCATCTAGTTATATATAGGTGGTATTTTTTTCTATAATCAAAAAGATAATGAAATAAACTGTATATTTTATTATCTGCATGTATGGTAACCATGAGTATAAATAAAACCCGTAAAATGGTTGTTTTTGACTTAGATGAAACATTAGGGCAATTTGTTGAAATAGGTATGTTTTGGGATGCATTGAAATATATATTAGGGGTGAAAGAAGATGATAAAAATATTTTTTTTAAAGTCATGGATACATTTCCAGAGTTTTTAAGACCCAAAATTATAGAGATTTTAGAGCATCTAGCAAATATGAAAAAACGTAAACTATGTGATAGTGTAATGCTTTATACAAACAATCAGGGTCCTAAAAGTTGGGCAAAACTGTTAACTGGATATTTTGATAAAAAAATAAATTATAAGCTATTTGATCATATAATTGCCGCATTTAAAGTTCGAGGAAAAATTGTAGAATTATGTAGAACAAGTCATGATAAAAAATATGATGACCTAATACGCTGTGCTAAAGTTCCTCCAGATACTCAAATATGTTTTTTAGATGATCAACATCATCCATTAATGGAAAATGATAATGTTTATTATATCAACGTAAAACCTTTCAGCTATTCACTACCATACTCAGTAATGGCTGAAAGATACTATAACAATAACAATATTAATATGAAAAAAGAGATATTCATATCAGGTATCAAAAAATACATGAATCAGTATAATTACAAAGTTGTAAGTAAAAGCGATGATGAAAAGGCAGTTGATGTAGTTATTAGTAAACAAATACTTTTACACTTGAACCAGTTTTTTGATAAAAAAATGATGCAAAAACATAGAAAAACAGTAAAAAAATATCGTTACAAAAGAAATACACGAAATACTCGGAAAAGGTAAGTATTTTAAATAAAACTTTTTACCTTTTTAAGTTTGTAAAATGTCCAAGCTTTAAGACTAGCACCTAATATCGAAGTAAAAAATAAAAATACTCCAGCAGTATATGCAATTTGTCTATCAAAAGTTGATAATTCTTTTTTATGTTTAACTAATGGATTAAACTTAATCATAAGAAATCCTGCAACATATAATTGTATAATTGCATCAAGAATATCTATATATGAAGGATCTATAGTCATTGCACCAGTAAATGTAATTATAGCAATAATGTAAAATGCATATCTTATATATTGAAATGTTTCTTGATGCCATTTTCTATCACCATAGTTTTTTGCATATTCTAAGAACTGTTTAATCATATAGAATATGCAATTATTTTAATTCTCTACAACCATTTCTTGATCGTCTTGAGTGGTTTGATTTGCATTGTTATAGCATTTAAGCGTTCGTGCACTAGCATCTGTTGCATCAACCCATCTTGGCATCCAAAAATATGGTACAACATTGTCTCTATTGGGATATTCATCACAGAAAATCTTTCTATACCAAGCTTGCTCTTTAGTAGTAGGAGTCATATGATCACCTGCTGCAATCATTTCTTTATCTACATCAAAATCAATACAAGCAACATGATCTTGAATTACTTCATACCATGATTTTGTCTGTGTAGAAACACCATCACTGAAAGCTTCTTTTGTTCGCCATAAAATCTCTGAAGGAAGTAGTGAAGGAAGGTGCAAATGAAATGCAGCTCTGAGGAGAAGTTTTGTTGGACGATTTGAAATCATTTTAGACATGTTTCCCCCACCAAATTGTGATGAATACCGCC